ATTCCTATCAATCCAAAATTAGCAACAGAACTACAAGACTTCTTATTAGTTGATAAGTGGAAAACTCCTACAGGAGAAACTCTTACAGACTTTGATCGTGCTATCTTGGATATGAAAAGACCAGAGAATCATGCAATGAAAGTTAAAGTGGGTCTTCTTATGAAGATGTTAGAGAAAGATCCTACATTATCAACTATACAAAAAACAGGTGTGACTAAAAAGTCTAACGAACTGTTTGGAGAAGTTGCAAGACAAGTAACAAAAGCTAAAGGTGCTGGAGTTACTAGTGGTTCAAAAGCTAACCCTAATTCATGGTTTTTATAACAAAATAATTAATAATTAACAAAAAACAAATAACAATGGCAATTCAAACAATCCCAGGGTTAACAGGTTTTACTTATGCTCGTGTAGCGTCTATGGACAAACGTGCTGTTGGAAAACTTACAGACTCAAATCACTTGGAAAGTTTTCACTCTACTGAGCCTGCTGATTATGACAAGAAAATCATTTCTTTATATACTCAAAGCTCATTGTACAGTAATGACTTTTTAGACATGATCAACAAAAGCACACCTTATTACATCGATAATAATAGTGATGCTTGGAAATGGCAAGTAGCTGTTCCTTACAAATTCCCAAAAATTATTGACATTCCTGCTTCTACGCAAGATTTAATCAATGCTGGTAAAACAGGTATTGATGGTCAAGAATTTACTTTAGTATTAGATACTAATGAATTTTCTAAAAACGCAATCATCTCTGTAGGTACACGTCAGTATGGTCCTAGATTCTACGTAATCAAAGATCCTGTGCCTTGGAATATGGGATTCTTGTATTCATTTACATTAGTAACTGATAACCCAACAGTTGATTTCGTAAATCCTGTATTTTTACAATATGGTGTTGAATTAGAATTAGTTGATGCTGCTATTGGTGAATTTGATCAAGACTTATTAGGTCTTCCAAGATTAGGTGAGCAAATCACAATGTTTGAATCTTTAGGTTCTGCATATGGATATGAGCACAAAATCACTGAATGGGCTGATGACAAAATGATGAGAGATGCTTCTGGTAAACCATTAGATATCTTAGTATATGCTCCACAAAGAAGAAACCAATTACCATTAACTCGTAATGATGTTAAATGGGAACCGTTCATCGAATTCTGGATGCGTAAATCAATGTTAGAATTAAAAGTTAAACGTATGATCTGGGCTAAACCAGGTACAGTTAAAACTAACGGTTCTAAACAAGAATTGAAAAGAACATCTGCTGGTGTATACCACAGAATGAGAAACAATGGTAACTTAGTACAATATAACAGAGGTGAGTTCTCTGCTAACTTAATCCGTTCTGTATTTGGAGATTTATTCTACAGACGTGTGGACGTTAAAGATAGAAGTGTTAAAATGTATACTAATGAAGCTGGATTCGATGTATTCCAACAAGCTTTAAAAACAGATGCATTAAACTCTGGATTAACTTTCATGGCAGATTCTGGAAACAGATATATGCAAGGTGAAGGACAACATATCACTTACAACTTTGCATTTGATGCAATGGTAACTCGTGAGACTGGTAGAGTTGAATTAATCCACTTAAAAGAATTAGATTTACCACAATCTAACTTAGAATTTGGACAAAACAAAAAATCTACTCCAGTATTTATGGTATTTGATGTTTCTCCAATGTCTGATGGTTCAATGGTAAACAACATCCGTGAAGTACGTATGAAGGGTGCACCTTCTATGACTTGGGGTTATATTGATGGTACTCGTCACCACTTAGGTTTTGCTAAATCTCAAGGTATGAGTTCTGCTAATAAATTCCCAGGATACGAAATCTGGATGAAAGATAGATGTGATGTATTTATCGAAGATCTTTCTAGAACTGTGTTGATTGAGGAAATGCCACAATTCTAATAACAAAAACGTAGATGTGATGCTTCCCATAATAGAACAGCACACATCTCTTTTTTCCGAGAAGAATCCCCTCACCTCCTCTCCCTCCTAGAGGGGATGATTCTCAAACCTAAAGCAGAACAATATCTGGACAGCTTAACAGCAGGATTTAGTTTGGACAGTTTTAGGTATAGTGCCTAACTAAGCATTTGCCTTAGTTGTGCACTTTAAAAGAATAAACAAGAGTGTTTGATATGGATAGCATCCATGATCAGGTTCCTTCGATGGGACCACTCTACTAAAATAAACCAAATATTATTAAATAACTACATTTATGGGTAAAACAGGCAAAATTTCTACTATTAAGAGAGAATATAATAATTCTCAATTACAAACTATGGATAGTGGATTATCGCAAAAAGGAATGACAAGAATCCCTGGAACAGGTGTATTCAAATATCCTTATAAAGAATTGGATGGAAAGTATAGAACAGGCTTAGATGAGACTGCAGCTTACATTAAAAGAATCCAAGATCCTTTAGAAAGAGAATTAGAAATTGAAAGAGTGAAAGCTCTTAGAGCAAAACTTGAGAACGAAATAGGTGATATTGATTTAGGACCTCGTTCATCATTTTGGAACTATGGCTTATCATTATCAACAGATGACCAAACACACGTTCAGTCAGTTAAGTTGTTAGATGGTGATAACTATTTTGATTTATCAGTTCCTTTTCAAGAAATAGCCTTTTCATGGTTGAGAGTACATCCAACTATTGCATCTTCATACCAAGCTTGGGAAAGAGGAGAATATGCTGCAGATACACAATTCTACGTTGTAGATGATGAGATTGAAAATGCAGTTATCTTCAAGAAAAAACAATTGATCAACAAAGCAATTGTTAAGTTTGATAGTATGACTCCTGAGAAGAAACGTAAAGTTGCAAGACTTTTAGGACTTCCAGTTACAGAAGATACAAAAGAAGAAGTTGTGTACAATCAAGTAGATAACGTATTGAAACAAACAGAATTCAAGAATGGTAAGTATTCAGGATTGAATCCAGTTGAAGTGTTCAATAGATTTGCTGACATGAAAGAAAGTTTACTCCATATTAAAGATTTAGTAAAACAAGCTGTTGCACACTCTATTTATAGAATCAAACCTAATGGTAAGGTTTATGAAGGTGAGTTTGAGATAGCAAAAGATGAGGAAGACTTAATTAAATTCCTTACTGATGATGATAACCAAGATGAGTTATTAACATTAGAAGGCAAATTAAAAACTAAAAAACTAGCTTCTATTTAAGAGGCTAGTTTTAAAAACATAAAAGAATATGATACCAGTAGATAGTTTATTATATAAGATCGATCAGAAACTAAATAAACTATCAACTAATGAGCACCAACAGATTCAGTTAGAAGACAAGATCTTAGCTTTGAATGAGGCTCAGATTAAGTTGATAAAACAAAAAGTTGATGGTCTTAGTGTTACTAGTGGATTAGGAATGGATGCATTTAAAAAGCGTTATGAAGACTTACAGAGTCTTATAATGAATTATAATCATCAACCTTTAGATCTTACACTAAAGAACGTTGAATTAAATCAATGGTGCACGTATGTGCATAATCTTACTCCACAATATATGTTCTATATAGATTCATATATTTTGGCAGATAAAGGAAGATGTAAGGATAGAAAGATTTGGATCAATCGAGATCTTGCTAAACATGGCGATCTACAGTTTATATTAAACAATGATCATTACAAACCAAGTTTTGAATATCAAGAAACATTCAACTCTTTATCATCAGATGAGATAAGTTACTTTACAGATGGTACATTTATCCCAACAAAAGTTTACATAATGTACATGAGATATCCTCAATATATAAATAAGACAGGATACATAATGTTAGATGGGCAACCATCATTTGATCAAGATTGTGAACTTGAATTATATTTAGAAGATGAATTGTTAGACTTAACAGTACAGAATCTAGCAATGTATACTGAAAACTCTGCTGCTGTACAAAGTGCACAGTTCAGAATACAAACAAACGAATAAACTTTATTAACATTTAAATAAATTAAAATGGCTGATTTTTCATTAACCACGTTATTCGTGGTTCCAGTAGGGCAAACTGCACTCCCTAGCTCTGGCTCAACACAAAACTTGACTGCAGGACAAGTTGGTATTTTTAAAAGCGACTATTCGTTAGCTACTGCTGCGAACATTGCTGCTGCTCCATATTTTTATGTAGCTCAAGGTAGAACAAACACTTACTTACAAGGATCTAAAAGATCTGACAAGATCAAAGGATGCCCTTCAGGATCTGGTTGTAGTTCAAATGTAACAGAATGGTACAAAGTATCAGGATGTCCTACAGCTGCAAACCAAATTACTGATGTAACTGATTTCACTGTACAATGTGGAGAAACTATCACGTTAACTTTACGTGCTCACTCTTCTTACATTGATACATTGTATTTCAATGGTTTCACTCGTTCAGTAACTATTCAAGCTCCATGTTGTAATTGTGATGACAACCCATGTGATGATGTAAGCACTAACACTATCATCAATGAGTTGATTTATCAATTAAACTTAAAAGCTCCAGGAAACAACCCTGACAACATTTCTTTCTCTACATTCTATACATTTGAAAATGTAGGTGGTACAATTTTACGTATTACAGGAAAACCATTAACTAAATATGGACAACCTTGTGATGTAGCAGCGTTCCCTTTTGAATATGACAGAATGTCTTTCAGAACATTTGTATATTCTGGTCCAGCTACTACTGCTGACTTTATCGTAGCAGATGCTTGTAACTTTGTTGCTCAACCAGTTATTACTCAACGTGCATCTTATGCTACAGGTACATCTGCAGAAATTGCTCAATTAGAGAAAAACTTCTACAGCTACCAAGCAGGTTACTTGAAACACCTTTACAGAATGAATGGGTACAATGAGAACTTTGAGTCTTGGGTGTCTGATGGCGTAACTTATGATACATACTACATTAGATTTAATGAGTATAACAAATCTGAGTACCAGTGGGGTGATTATATTATGGAAGATTCTACTGTAATCATTGCTGCTCCAAACGCTTTAACAAGTGGTATTGCTGCTGCAATTGAAACTGTATTAGAAGCTGCTTTAGGAACTGTTGTTGACAATAATGCTTGTATCACTACAACTACTACAACTTCTAGTGCTCCTGCATCAACAACAACTACTACTTCTACTCTTATCCCTTAAGAATAAACAGTAGATAAATATTAATAACCTATGCCAGGGGAAAGAGGATAACTCATATTCCTCTGGCATATTTATTTAAAACAAACATGGCAAACTTACAATTAGATATATTAGTAGTTCCTACTTACGATGTTAATACTCTTGGTGTTGCAGATGCTTCTGTATATCCTACCAATCCTCCAGTGGTTTCAGCACCATCTGTTGAAATTGAAATACCAGGATTTGGAATTAAAATTTTACCATTTGTTCCTAACCAATTAAATGTATTCACATCTTCTAATTTAGGAATTACAGAGCCTGGTTGTAATCAACCTCTTCCTGATGGAGTTTATAGAATTAAATATTCAGTTGCTCCTGCATATGCAAATTATGTAGAGAAGACAATTTTACGTGTTGATAGACTTCAAGAGAAGTTTGACAATGCATTTTTACAATTAAACATGATGGAATGCGATAGAGCTCTTAAAACTCAATCTACCGTACAATTAAATACAATTAACTTCTTTATTCAAGGAGCGATTGCAGCAGCTAACAACTGTGCAGAATACGAATCAAACACATTATATACTCAAGCAGATAATATGTTAGATAACTTTTTAAAATCAAACTGTGGTTGTTCTGGTAACAACTACCAATTAAACTTTTATTAATTATGGCACAATGTTCAAGCTGTGGAGCTAAAGTGGGATGCGGTTGTCAATTGACAAACGGAGTGTGTGCAGCATGTGCTGCTAAACCAAATAAATAAAATTATGTTATCACCAAGATTAACTAATTGTCCAGAATGTGCAAACATTCCTTCTTTACTTAAAAAAATAGATTGCAAGTTAGCAGAACTTGGCAATAACTTATACAACAATATTTCATATATGTTGAACAAACCTGTTCCTTCTAGTGATATACTTCAACTAATAGGATATAGAAGAATATTACAATATAAATATATAAACCCAAACTACGCTCATAAATACTCAGTAAATATGATTGCTAGTAGAGTGATAAGACTTACTACAGGATGTGTAAGTAGATGTAATGAACCAGCACCTTGTTTAGAAGTTCCTTGTGATATTACAATTGTACCAAATCCTACAATAACTAGTACAACAACAATAGCTTAAATCTTTTAAAATAAATAATATGTCCAATTGCTCAAATTGTTATAACGGATGTACAGAAATTGTCTCTGACAGATGTGTTAAATATACAGGAATAGATGTTCCTGTTCTAGGAATACAAACAGGTGATTCATTATCATTTGTAGAACAAGCATTAATTACATTCCTTACATCTACATTAGATGGTACAGGAATAAAAATTGATCTTACACCTACAGTGATATGTAATCTTGTACAACAATATCTTCCTACATGTGGAGATCTTTCTATTGTAGATATATCAAAAGCTCTTATAGAAGCTGCTTGTGATCTTCAATTGCAAATTGATGCTATAGTTACAGACATAGTAACAATTAATAATGAATTAAATGTAATTGAAGCTGATTATACTGTAAGATGCCTTACAGTTGCAACACCTTCTATAACACCTTCTTCAGGAACACATGCTATTCTTCAGGCTACAATAGATACATTATGTGCATTAGCTTTAGATCTTAGTACAAATTATGTAAGTATAGCTAATATTGATACTTACATTGCAGCATATATTAGTGGATCAAGTTCATTAGTAAGTGCTAAAATGATTCCTTATGTAGCAGTTCCTTATTTCAATCCAGATCTTTCAAACTTTGATGGTACAGGAGCTGGTATAGGAAACTGGGCTAAGATTTATTTATGTAATGGAGCTAATCCAGGTGTACCTGATTTAAGAGGTAGAGTGTTAGTAGGAACCACTACAGGAATGAATGGCGGCTCTCTCAACACTGCTGTTGATCCTGCTTTAGGTAACCCTCCTTATTCATTAGGAACTACAACAGGTGTGAATCAAGTTACACTTGGACCTACACAAATTCCTAGTCATACACATGCTATTACAAATGTTGTAAATGTGACTGATCCTGGACATACACATGCTCTTAGTAATATTCAAAATAATACTAATGCTTTTGGAGTTAATGGATTTTTTGACCGAGCTGCTGGAGGAGCATCATCAGGATTATTAACTACTAGTTCTACTACAGGTATTACTGTTAGTGTAAATTCTTCAGCATCTAATTTTGGTGGAAATCTTCCTCATCAAAATAATCAACCTGCAATTGGTTGTTACTATATTATATATATACCTTAATAAATCATCAATATGTCATATCCATATTTACCAGTAAATCCTTGCTGTACAAATGTAGTTTTAAATACACCTTGCGGATGTAGTTCTATTATAACCAATACTGGTTGTAACACTAACAATCCATGTTCAACACATTTAACTGCATCTAGTACTATTGTTTATGATGGTCCTGAATTACCATGTATAGTGGCTGAACCATGTGATACTTTGAATGTGATCTTACAAAAGATAGATGAAATTATATGCAATTTAACATTACAAGTAAATTATTTAAATAATCAAGTTACTAATATCACTAATCAGATAATCACTATTAATGGTGATATAATTAATATAAACAATCAGTTAGATGTTTGTTGTAATGTTACAACTACCACTACCACTACTGCAGTTAAGTCTACAACAACGACTACCACTAAATTGGAACCAACTACTACTACTACCACAACAACGTTTGCTGGAGCTTGTACATGTTTCCATGTTGCTATAAATCAAGCAGATATAACTAATGCTACAGGTAATACATTCCCTGAACTTAATGGTAAAGTGTACTTACAAACTTCTAAAGATTCAGCTTGTGAAGGTGGTGATATAGCTGCAGAATACTCAACTTTCACTTCAGATGGTTTCTGTATTCTAACAAGTGAAGTAAGTTCGATACAGTTGTTCTATTATAAAGATGATGTTCCAATTTACTATCCAGCTACAGTTAGTACATATAATGTACTGTATAGCACATGTTCAGTAAATGGAGAATGTTTACCTGTATAAAAACTAACGTTAAATAAACAAAGATGGCTGATTGCTCTCAGATAAATAATACAACAATAAAAGGAACGAGTGCTGTTACATACGATAGCACTCCACTTCCTTGTACAGACGTGAATACATGTGATGGTTTAAATACTATACTTGCTAAGTTTAATACTATTATATGTAATGTTACAGATAGTGTAAATACACTTACAGAAGACATAACAAATCTTACTGAAGACTTGATAATTATAATTGATGATGTAATTAACATTAATAATCAATTAAACATATGTTGTCCAACAACAACTACAACATCATCATCAACTAGTACAACATCATCATCAACTAGTACAACTACAACAACTACCACTGCTGTTCCTACTACAACTACCACCACGACTGTAGCACCAACAACAACAACAACAAGTTCAACAACAATTGCACCAATTATTCCAACATATTCTTTAGCGGAATCTCAGAATTTTACTGGTGGAAGTCCTTTTTCTTTCTCGGATAGTTTGATGATAGGTACTCCTTCTGGAAGAGCTGATTCATTTGGTATAAACTATTTAGGTACAAGTTCAACATCTTGGAAAACATTAGTTGTAACTGGATTCAATCCAGATTATGATGGAGATGGAAATACACTTTGGACTTTACAGATAACTACTGGTGGTGGTACTCCTTCATATCCTCAATCTATAGATGTTACTGGAATTGCTAATGCTAATGGTCCTACATTTAAGGTTGTTTATAATGATCCAACTGGAACACATAGAGCATCTGGTCAGTATTGTAGAATAACATACTATATAATAGATTCAAATAATCAACAAGGTGCATTAGCAACGCTTACAATAGGGGCTCAGTAATATCATCTAACACCACAACTACTACAATTCCTTAACAATTAAACTATGACAGTATTAATAACATTAACAACAGCAGGAACAGATTCTGGTCCTTTTAATTTGTATTCAAATCTAGATGGATATACATCAGCATTTGAAGTGGGAGTTTCTAAATCAGCATTGCTTGCAGGATATTCTTCTTCATCAGTTCCAGATTTTGCAACTATAATTAGAGTAAAATCTACAGGGGATTGTGTAAACTATATAGACATTACATTAGTAGGAACTACAACAACCACCACTACTACAATTGCTCCTACTACCACAACTACTACTACTTCTCCAGTCGGCTCAGGTTTAGTTTTTATTAATAATTTTGATACTTTTGGGAGTATTGGTGATGTACAAGTAAATACAATTTCTATTTTTGTAACTTCAGGAGCATTTCCAGTATTAGGAGGAGAAAATGCTATAGGAAATTATGGAGGTGCCATACCAGGACTTTCTACAGTAGGAGTATTTGTTTCTGTGGCAACAGATGCTCCAATAAATCTTACATTAAGTACAGGATATACAGATTGTCTTATAACTACAGGTTATGTGGAATTTACAGGAGTAGATTTATCAACAAATCCAAACATAACAATAACTCTTCAACCTCAAGGGTCAGCATGTTTATAAATTTTAATAAAATAATATAAAAAAATCATAGTTTGTTGGTTTTCTGTGTTTTCTCCTAGGGACAAATTGTCTCTGGGAGTTTTTGTTTTATAACTAATTTAATTATAAATAATTAACTCTCTAACTAAAATTATTTGGAATATATAAAAACTATTCTTTATCTTTACAATATTTTTTAACTAATATGAGTAAATATGTCTGAAAATCAAAGCTTGTTATACCAATTAGAAGAGTTATTAACGCAGAAGAAAAGTAAAAAATTCTATGCTGAGAAACTAGGAATAAGTGAATTTGAGGTTAATGAACTCATGAAGGAGCTTAAAGAAAAAGATACAGAACCTGTATCAAGAAACTATACAGAAGAACGCAAAGTTAATGTTGAAAAAGGCACAATAGAAAGTACAATTATATCAGACTTTGAACCTAAAGATGATATTGAATTAGCTAAGCTACATAAGATAAATCTAGATAAGTATGTTATAACAAACTACTGGTCTAAAATGTTACCAAGTGGGAAGTTCACTTCCTCAATCTTCTCAAAAAGAAAAGAAGCAAAAGATTATTCTCCTGAAGACTTTGCTAAGTTTTTAGAAAACTACAAACCAAATAATATCCCAGTCACCAAAGTAGATCGTGCTAATAGTAAAGACTATGTAGATGTAGAAATCTCTATATCTGATTATCATTTAGCTAAGAGAACAGTAGATGGTGACAATGATGTAACTACACGAGCTTTAAGATATGTTACTGTGGCTCAGTCTTTGATTGACAAAGTGGAAGCTTGTTACAACATAAACACTGTTGTTCTTCCTATATCAAATGATTACTTCCATACTGATAACTATCAACATCAGACTACAAATGGTACTCCACAGGATACTATAATGGATTATGCTGATGAGTATGAAGTGGGATTTGCTATTCTTGTAGATACAATCAACATGTTGAGAAAACATTCTAGTACAGTAAAGGTTGTTTTAGTACAAGGAAATCATGATAGAACTAAATCTTTTTACCTAGCACATGCATTAGATGTATTCTTTAAAGATATAGATGATGTAGAGTTTATTAGAGAACATAGTGTTGTTAAAGGAATGACACTAGGAAATACATTTATTGGATGGCACCATGGTAACTGTAAGTTAGAAGACTTACCATTATTATTTGCAACACATCCTAAATATAGTCATCAATTTGGTGATGCTGTTTACAGAGAGGTACATACAGGAGATAAACATCACTATATGGCTAAAGAGGTTAAGGGAGTAAGAATACAACAAATGCCCAGTTTGTCTGGAGTAGACCGTTGGCATATGGACAATAATTTTGTTCATTCAATACGTTGTGCATTAGCACTAGTATATGATAGTGAACTAGGAAAGATTTGTGAATTTGAACATAGAATATAATATGCATTATTTATATAGACATATAAGATTAGATATAGATCAACCATTTTATATTGGCATCGGAACTATGGCTAATAAAAAATTTAAAACAATTAAATCAAGATATTCAAGAGCAAATTCTAAAACACAAAGAAGTAAATACTGGAATAGTATAATTAATAAAACAAATTATGAGGTAGAAATTCTTTTAGAATCAGATGATTATGATTTTATAAAAGATAAAGAAATAGAATTTATTAAATTATATGGTAGAGTAGATAATAAAACAGGAATATTATGTAATCTAACTGATGGTGGAGATGGTGTAGTAGGTTGTATTTGTTCAAAAGAATCCAGTATTAAAAAATCTATAAACAGTAAAAAAAGTTTATTAGGAATATATGGAAAAAATCACCCTGCATCTAAAGTAATATATCAATATGATTTACAAGGTAATTTTATAAAAGAATGGAGTAGTATTATAGATACAGGTTTTAACAATTTAAAACCAAAAAGTTCTAGTCAAAATGGAAATTATTTTTTTGCTAGGGGTTATTTATGGAGTCACAATTTTAATTTAAGTGTTGATGAATACAAAAAATTTGACTATATTACTCATAAAAAACAAATAGAAATGTTTGATTTAAATAATAACAAATTAAATACTTTTGATTCTGTAAAAGAAGCTGCTTTATTTTTAAATAAAACTTCTTCAAGAGCAGATATAAGTAAGGCAGCAAATGGTAAAAGAAAATCTGCATTAGGATATTTTTGGAAATATAAATAATTATGGCAACATTAAGAAAATTAGTATCAGATGTTAGAAGTGTTCACAAGATACTTTCTACAGACAGTCTTATTACAGATAGAGCAATTGCATCTGAGATAAGAAACAACTCTTTATTATTAATCAAGAGAGAAACCAATTTAAGAAAGCTTTGGGCCACTGATACATTGTTCACTACTATACCTTGTTTAGAAATGATAGAGGTACCTATTTCTGAATGTTGTAACTATGTAGATGAATGTACTATTGCCAGAACAAAACTTAAACTTCCACGTATATCAGAAGGTAATTACCAATATGTAATACAAGGAGTTTATTCTATTAATGCATTAGGTGGTCAAGGAAAGAAGTTAAAAGAGATCTCTGTTAACAGGTACATCAATCTTTTAAAACTTCCTATAATCAAGAAAGAAGAATACTTCTGGATATCTAATGGATATCTATATGTAAACAATCCTTTACTTAAATCAATTAGATTTGTTGCAATGTTTGAAGAAGATGTAGAGAATGAGATCATGTATCCAGAATGTGGATGTGGAACTCCAGAATATACATTAGAAGAGATATGTAAGAATCCATTAGATAAAGAGTTTCCTCTTCCTGGATACTTAGAACAACAAGCATTACAACTTACTTCTCAAAAATTACTATCTACATACTTCAATCTTAAAACAGATACTAGTTCAGAAGGAATAGATGGACAAGCACCAAACTCAAAACAAAGTAGTTAATGAGAACAAAGATTGATTGGAGAAGCTCTAGTAAAGAAAACTACGATAAGTTTTGCAAAAACTACCCTTCTATAAAACTTACATACGATGAGTGGAGAAATATTCTCTACACATTCAATGAGTTCTTTAAAGAATACATTTTAGAGACAGGAGATAAAGCAAAGCTACCTTATGGGTTTGGAGAGTTCTCAATCAATAAGAAGAAAAGAAGAAGATTAAAAAACAGTATAGATGGTAAAGAGTTTGTAAACCTACCAATCGATTGGCAAAAAACTAAAGAGAAAGGAAAGATTATATACAACTTTAATTATCATACAGAAGGATTTTTCTTTGGTTGGATGTGGTTTAAACAAACAGCACGTTTTAAAAATTCAGACCTTTGGTATTTTAAACCATCAAGACTTACATCAAGACTTTTATCACACTACTTAAAAACCAACGACAAGTACCAAAATATTTACCGAGAATGGAAAAAATAATGAACTATGTCATACTACTATAAATATAATTTCGTATCCCCAGAGCCTGTCTACTCAACTGTTAAAGAAGAGCTTAAAAGCTATTTCGATACTGGTGCAGTGGATGATCTTTTATTTCCTACCTACTTAGATAAAGCTCTAAAGAAGTTAGGAAGAACCACATTTGTAATAAGTGAAGAAGTCTTATTTATAGAAGATTTTGAAGCTAGGCTTCCAGATAACTTTTATGCTGTAAGAGAAGCTTGGATGTGTACAGAAGTTGCTGGTTATCCATATCAATCAGCTAATTCATTTTATTCTCAAGCAGCTAACGCAACTACTATTCAAGTGGCCCCATTAACTATTGGAGGAACTCCTTGTAATAGACCTGGTTGTCAAGATACTGCTTGTAACGGTACATGTATGCCAACATTAGTTCAAGCTGTATACAAAACAAACAACACTGTGGCTAGAGGATTTACTCACGAGTATTTACTTAAACCTGGAAACATCTCTGCAAGACAAAACTGTGGAGTGGAGTATACAAACAATTGGGACTTCTATGCAGAAGCTCCACCTATTCATGAGTTTACTCCTGGTGCTGCTAGTTATGATTCATTTGATGTTAGAGATAATAAGTTTGTAACTAATTTCAGAAATGGAACAGTTCATTTATTATTCTATGCTACAGAATATGATGAGATAGGAAATCAAATGATTCCTGATAACTATCGTATTAGAGAGTATGTAGAAGCATTTCTTAAATTCAAGATATTTGAAATCCTGACTAATCAAACTAATGATGAAACTTTCAATCAGTTACAACAAAAGTTGATGTATTACAAGCAGGCATATGAAGAAGCTTACATCATGGCTGATATTGAAATCAAGAAACAAACTCCTTGGGAGAAACAAAGAAGAATTAAAAACGATCTTAACAGGTTTAATATGTACGAACTTCCTAACAGAACTAATCGTTATGGAAGAAGACGTAATAATTAATCATTATGGCTGAAGAAAAACAACAAGGGAACGTAAGACAAGAGTACAATAATGCTACTGTAGGACTGAACATGGATCAATCTGTTAATCAGATTAAGCCAGGTACTCTTACATATGCATTAAATGCTGCCTTGGAAAACTTTGATGCTAGTTCTGTTAACTATCAGAATGAACAAGGTAATGAGTTTTGTGTAAGTTTCCCAAAAGGATTTACATTAATAGGTAATCATTTTATTGCAGAACAAAGTAAACATATATTCTTTATAACCAATCCTAATACAGGAGACTGTCAGATTGGGTATATGGATAACAATGATTGTATCTATCATATATTAGTACAAGGTAAATGTCTTAATTTTAATGTAAATAATCCAATACAAAAAACAGTACATAAGATTACAAACTGTACAACAGAAATATATTGGACAGATGGATTGAATCCAAGAAGATATTTAGATATTAATAATGTTCCTTATATACTAGCACCTCAATCAGAATTATGTGATCCTGTATATACAGATCAGTTAGATTGTAATCAATTGAAGATACAACCTAATTTCAGTATTCCAGAATTAAATGTTGTTGATGTAATCAGTGGTGGTGAATTAAAAGCAGGAGTTGTACAATTTGCTATACAATATTGTGATGCTGCAGGTAATGCATTCACATCATACTATTCTGTTACCAATCCTACACCTATTGCTGATCCATTTATCACTACAGTTAATTATGATTACACTGTTGGTAAATCAGTTGTAGTTGATATTACAGGATTAGATACTACAGGACAATATCAATATTATAACTTAGCAGTGATTACCACTGTAAACGCTATCACTTCTGTAGAATTAGTTGGTACATATTTTATTGAAAACTCATTTGATCAAGTTACATATACTGGTCAAAACGTAGATAACATTCGTTTAGTTATTGCAGACATATTTGAAAAATATCCTTACTATGATATTGCACAAGATTTAACAGCTGTACAAGATGTTCTTGTATGGGATAATCTTACATCTATAGATAGACTTAACTATCAATCTATTGCCACTAAAATAAAACTTAATTGGCAAACATATAGAATACCAAATGATGAAAACTATGCTAATGAGATGAATGCTACAAATTTGCGTGGATATCTACGTGATGAGGTGTATGCATTTGAGATAGTGTTTTTATTAAAAAATGGAAAGCAAACAGATGGTTTCCATATCCCTGGAAGAGAAATAGGTTATAATGATTTACAATATCCAAATGTACTAGATACGGATCCAGATTTTATTGGAAATCCAGAACCAGGTACAAACTATAGTCCTTATTGGAAGATATATAATACAGCAACCGTAATAGGACCTGCAACAGGAGAAGATATTGGAAATGCAACACCATATCAATATGGTGAATTTGCTTACTGGGAATCTACAGAAGAATATCCTTGTAACGAAGATTTGTGGGGTGAACTTGCTGGTAAAAATATTAGACATCATAAATTTCCAGATGTTCTTGTAAGTCCTATATTTGAGAATCCTACATATGTATATTCGGGAACTCAAGTAGTTCCTGTAATGCAAAATGATGCAGTGTATCCAATTGGTGTAAGAGTTGATGTTGGACAAATTAGTGCATTGATTGCACAATCATCATTAACTGTAGAACAAAAGGATGACATTGTTGCATTCAAAATAGTTAGAGGTGACAGAGGAACAAACAAATCTATTGTAGCTAAAGGGATACTTCGTAATGTTGGATCTTATGAAAGACAGAACCAAACTCTTTACTATCCAAACTATCCATACAATGACCTTAATTCAGATCCTTTCTTAAATGAATTTAACAATGCATATAACTTAATATCTGATCCATGGTTAATAATAAACAATACTGGTGCTCCTATAACATATACATTCAAAGATCCTAATACAAACCAAACTGCTCAAGATACAGTAGGTCCTGGAGAAACTCATGAGATTTGTTCAACAAGTAGACCTGTAACAAAAGAGGGTAATGCAGAAGGTAATGCACTTATTGGACCTGCAAACTATGATGTATTCTTTATAAGTGGATGTGAAGGTTGTAGAGGATATAGAGCAAACTGGGCCACTCCATTTACTACAGATAACACTGTACTTAATGTAAGAGATCCATGGATTGATGGTATAAGTGAAGGTTTGTTTGGAGCATTTGGAGGTGGATGTAGTACAGAATATGCTACAGTAAATGTTGGAGGAAATGTTGGTGATGATTGTAGTAATGGATTTTGGGATGGAGCTTGTAAATGTGATGTATCAATTACATATAAAGATCCAATTACTCCAGATAGAGGATCGGTAGATTTTACTCAAAGTAGAAGGTCTCCACTTAACTGTAAAGGACAAACTCCTATTCCTGCTTTTACTGGTGGAACTTTAAACTATAGACAAATATTTAATTCTCCTGAAACATCATTTGGACAACCATTCTTAGGTAATGTATTAAAACTTGAGAACGTAATGTTTGGTGCTGGTAGAGCACATTTTGTTCCAGTGGAAAGTAATGCTAAATATAAACTTCTTACACAAGAAGCTCAAAGAGATGCATTAGCTAGTTCAGAAAATTTAGCAAATATTGGTGGATTCAATGCTTCATATATGTTTGCTGCATATCAAGCATACCTAACTATATATGTAAATGGTATTACAAGAAAGAACTATGCATACTCATTTAATTCAATAGCTAACTATGACTACTTTGGAAACATAAATAATGGTCTTGGTATTAAACAAAGAACAATTGATTTTGCTCGTTATTTAATTCCAGGTGTTCAATCTGTTGGAGAACCAGGTGGTATTAATGTAAACAACTTTGAAAGAGAAAGCTCTGTATATATCAAAACTATAGAAGAAAGAGATGGTGCTATTTCTGTTACACCTTTAGAATTTCCTAGCAAGACACCAAGTCTTGTTTCAGGAGGAACTTCTATCATTACAGATAAATCTAGGTTTACTATAGGAAGTCGTGCTGTATGTAATTCTCCAGGTAAAGAACAAGACATTAGTGTTGTATCTTATTATGGTTCTATGAAAAATATATTTGTAAACCAATGGGGACAGATATATTCATACAATACTATTGATACAGGGTTCCAAAGAAAACTTAATTCAGGAAATACAGATGTTGCTACTGTTTTTGGTGGTGATACATTTATCTCTAGATTTACATTCAAAACAAAACTTCCATTCTTTATAGATAACAGAGTTAATGCTCCTGATGATTCAGACATATTCTATGATGAAATTGGTAACGTAGCTTATCCAAAATACTGGCACTCTGCTAGATCTATTCTTTCAGACTATACAGCACAAGGTCAAGTTATGTCAAATATTGTTTCGTATAAAGCAAACTATCTTGATTGTCCTAATTACAATCCTGTAACATTTGCAATTAATTCACCTTCTGGTTCAAATAGAACATTCTATGATGGATACTTTTATTTGTTTGCATATGGAGTACCTAACTTCTATTGTGAGACTTCTTACAACTTAGATCTTAGACAAGCATTCAATAATAGAGAAGGTGACTTCTGGCCACATGTATCAACAGGTATTCCTGATGCGTGGGTTCAAGAAGATTACGTATCTATACAAAATGATAATACGTATACTTATAATGTAACATTCTCTAAACAAAACAAAGAGAATACATTTACTCATTTACCACCTGATTGGGTTGAACAATTCTGTTATACAAATTATCCATTTAGAGCAATCTATTCAGATTCTCAAAACACAGATGCTGATAATAGAGTGAACAGTTGGTTAACGTATAGAGCATTATCATATTTTGATTTCCCTCAAAATTATGGAGGACTTATATCATTAGATGGTATTCAGAATAAAGCTGTGCTTGCTAGATTTGAGAATAAGAGTTTATTATATAACAACTTATTAACTATTGATACAAGTAATCCACAAGCTGCATATGTAGGTAATCCTAATATGTTTAGAGGTGCTCCTCCTATTGATTTTGCTGAAACAGATCTTGGATATGTAGGAAGTCAGAACAAGTTCTTATTAAAGATTCCTCAAGGACAAATAACAGTGGATGCTAAAAGAGGTCAGATATTTTTAATCTCTGGTACACAAGCTGTAGATATTTCTGCATTTGGTAGTGGTATGAACAGATTTTTTACAGACCATTTAGCGTTTGAGATACTTAGATATTTCCCTGATGTAAATATAGATAATAACTTCACTGGAGTTGGACTTCATGGAGTGTATGATAGTAAATTTGATAGAATTATTTTTACTAAATTAGATTACATTCCTATTGATAAAGATGTTAGATATGATTCTACATTACAACAGTTTTATGTAGAAGATGTAATTAACGGAATTACATTAAGAACACAAGTATACTTAACAGACCCTGATTACTTCTGTAATAAGTCTTGGACTATATCATTCAATATGAATACTAAGAGCTGGGTAAGTTTCCATACATATATTCCTAATTTCTATATAGCAGAAAACAATTTCTTCTATTCAGGAATTAATGGATGTTGTGATGATATTAGTTTCTCTGCATTAGTTGGAAATTTAATACCTCCTACTAGTACAACAACCACTACAACACAAACTCCTCCAACAACCACAAGTACAACCACAATAGGTTTAGATTGTCAGTTAGGAGGAATAGCAGTTACGTTGATATGTAACTTAGCAGGTACTGGTATAATAACTGTACCTTCTCCAAGTACAACAACAACAACTACAGTGTGTTCTAGACCTGCTGGATTAATTGAATACGGATTTGCTACTGGATATCAAGTGGGATCTAATCCTGCAGTTATTTCTACAGGAAGTCTTGTAGATGCTTGTGCTGCTATTGCATTTACAATCACTGCTCCTTTAGGATTAACATTGTCAGGAATAACTGTTATGGCTGCAAATCTTTCAATAGGTACTTTTGTTTATTTAGGAACAGGTACTAATTGTACATTAGTTCCTAATGGATGGTATTTTACAGAAGAAGGTCAAACAGAAGGATTTGCTTATGAAGTAATTAATGGAGTTATTGCACAAATTTCATATTGTAATTCTAATAAAACTACTACATCAACTACTACGTTGGTTCCAAACGTTCCAGAATGTTGTGGAATATTATTTAGTGAAGGAAATAACATAAATCTTCTTAATCAAGATGGAACATTAAGCCCATTATCAGTGCCAGGATATACAAGCTCTTACGGAATAGAATTATCTTTAGACAAATTATGGTCTATCGGTAGTCAAATTATTGAATGGGATGTTACACTAAGTCCTTTCAGTGCAGTGTTTAATAGAAACATAACACTCCCTGGAGGATTTACAACAGCTACTGGAATATCATCATTAAGTGATACGTTATTAATTGCTGTAGATTCATCAGCTAGTCCTCAAGAAGTAGTTGAGTTAAATATAACTACTACTACTGCAGTTATGACTACTGTGTTTCCATTACAAGCAGATAGAGTTGCGTTAGGTAATTTCTTATACACTACATCTGGTAAGTTCTTAATACTTAATCAGGATTCAATTACATCAGCATACTATCTTACTCAGTATGATTATGCAACTGCTACAATTGATCTTGATATAGATCTTGGGTCAGTTGTTCCTGTATCAATGTTCTCATGTAGATGTGTTGTATATGTTATAGATACTTCAGGAGATGTTTATACAGTACAACCAGCTGTTCCATATGAATTAAATATAATAGATAATTTTGGTATAGTTCCTAATTCAGCTACTCAATCAAATTCATGTATAATATGTTCATTAACAGATAATGGAAATCTTCTTACTACTACTACAAGTACAACGAGTGCTCCAATAACCACCACTACAACAACAGCTGTACCAACAACTACTACCACTACTACAATAACGCCTCTTTAATAAGTTTAAACTATGTCAAAGACTTTAACAATAAAATTAACAATATCTGGACCAAGTGTTGGACCATTTAATATCAGCGATCAGTTTGGTAATGTTATTGCTATGGACGTACCTAAAAAAATATTAATCAGAGGAATAAGTTATACAGTGAATGATAATGTTAGTATTATTGTAATTGAATCTACAGGAAAATGTAAGTTTAAAAAGAGCTTTGCAGTTAGCACCTTTGATATTATAGAATATGCTAACACAGGATACACTCAAACTACAACAGCTTGTATATGGAGACACTTAACTAACATAAGACTTTACAATACATTCTATGGAAACATAGATCCTTATATTATTGAGTACCCTTTTGCTTATGAATATCAAGATCAGATATTACAGAATGTAAAAGACTACACTAAGGCATATGAATACTATCCTATAGAAGATGGTGTGTTTAATGATAACACAAGAATAGAAACAAATGATAAATGGTTTAACCAAGCAATAGTATACAACTCTCAGCAAAACTCAGGGTTATTAAATCTTGTAGCAAAACCTTTAAACAATTTAAAAGCTTATAATAGTTATCCAATATATAGTACAGATGGTAAAACTATAATGTATACTAAATCTGATAATTTTTATCAGTACAATACTTTTTGGAATGTGCAAATAAATTCACAACTTCCTGCATTTAAAACTACATGTGAATCTTTATCTGTAGATAAAGTATTAAATCAAAATAATATGGATTATGGAATGTTAAGTTTTAAAAAAGCAACTATACGAGCTAAAGATTTGAGAATCAGGCATATTTTAAACAATAGTTCTACAACTCATTTAGTTTCACAATTTATTACTACAGGATCTCAAATATCTTACAAATAATTAGGATTTGTCAAATGATAAAGTTATCTTTACTGGACAAAATATAGTTATGAAAAATATAGAAAAAATTGTAGCAGGAAGTAAAATAGGTGAGTGTATATTTATGGAAGAATTAGATTCAAAAGTTTTTCCTAAGACTAAAACAAGTAAACGAATTAGAACTAGAAGAATTGGTTTGTTTAAATGTAATTGTGGAAATGAATTTAAAGCAGATATTTCTTTAGTTAAAAAAGGTAATACAAAATCTTGTGGTTGTTTATTTAAACAAACATCAAAAAAGGCAAAAAGAATAACACATAATAAAACAAATCATCCATTGTATAATACTTGGGTAGGGATGATTAGAAGATGTACAAAAGATACTTCTATTAGTTTTATTAGATATGGTGCTATTGGTATTAAAGTTTGTAATGACTGGATGGATGTAAATAAATTCATTGAAGATATGTATCCTAGTTATAAGAAAGGGTTACAGTTAGATAGAATAGATAACTCTGGAAACTATCATAAAGGTAACTGTAGATGGGTTACACCTAAAGTAAACAGCAATAATAGAAAAGATAATAGAATAATTGAATACAAAGGTTTAGTTAAAACATTAAGTGAATGGTCAGATGAATTAAACATTCCTGTTAACACTTTAAGATATAGATTAAATAATTGGGATATAGAAAAATCTTTTACTTATAAAAATAAAATAGAATGAGTAGTGGTAAAGTAAAATGCACATGTGGATGGTCATGGGACAAATCTGATTCTAGTAAGAAGGATATGTACATATGTCATGAGTGTGGTAGAGATAATTCTAATAACATGAAGAATGGTGGTTGGTTAGATAGCTATGCTGATGGTGGAACAATGCAAGAACACCAAGAGAATTATAATGATAATTATGTATCATTACCAGAAGGATTTGTAGGAGATGGATATAATACTAAGGGTAGAAACTATTCTCCTGCTTGGGGTGGACAATTTCAAATGGGTGGATCTGTCTATCCAGTTAAATATGTTCCTCAAGCACAAGGAGGAATGTCTATGCCAGGAGCTGTAGGATTTACATATGCACGTACACAATCTCCTGCTCCTAGTAATGGGAAGTATGCTAAGAAGACTATGCCTAGTGCTAAAGATGGTGGATGGTTAGATGGATATGATAAAGCACAGAATGGTAAAAAGAAATTTAAATTAAAAGATGAAAGGTTACAAGCTATTAAACCTTCTGAATCTACATTTGTTAAGAAACCAAACTTTGACGCAGAGCAAGCTAAAGTTCAAAAAACATATGTAAACCAAGTTGGTAAACAAATGGCTGAAGAAAAAAGAAGAGCAAAACTAACTAAAGACCAAAGAGAAAGAGAAGATTACAATGCACGTAATGAAGAACGTGGTAGCATTCAAGCACATGTTCCAGAAAGTACATGGGAAAGAACAAAAGCAATAGTTTCTAATCCATTAACAGCATTTGGATATGCAGCAAGAAATGAAAGTTTACCTACTCGTTTTCAATTTGGACCAAGAAATGAACATGATTATGCACTTGATTGGGTAAATCCTTTACAAGGAGCAGCAGCCTTATCAGAAATTCCTGGAGAACTAGGAAGAGGAGAATTCTTAAATGCAGGGCTAAGTGCATTAGATGCTGCAGATCTTGGTGTGTATGCTAGAGGTGCAAAGCAATTAAAAAATATAAATCCAGAAGGTAAAATATTTAATGGATTAAATAAACAACTAGATGACATTGCTATTAAAAATACTGAAAAATACATGGCAAAAAGAACTCCTTCTAATACACCATTATCTAAAGAAATGAAACCACAATTATTAGATAATTTTGACCCAGGAGAATATACACCATTTCAAGAAGATGATTATATGAAGTGGTTTAATGAACAAAAAAATAAATTAAATCCTCGCCCTGTTAAACAAGATCCTCGTTCTATAGTAAGAAGATCATCTGTTATAGATATTAATGATATGAAAGAAGGAGGAGTTATAAAAGATGATATGGGACAATGGGATCATCCAGGAGAAATAACAGAAATAGGTTCTAATCAAATAACAATGCAAGGAGTGCCTTATCCTGTCCTTGGTATATCAGATGAAGGAGATATAAAACTAATGAAACCAGGAAAGAACTATAAGTTCAAAGGAAAGAAAGTAACAGAGTTTCCTATGGCTAAGAATGGATTAAGACAAGAACAAAAAGGTTTGGTTAACTTAGACCAATTAACTAACTTTACAAACTATAACAAACCACAACCAGGTAAATGGTTGAACAAATATAACTAATATGAAGGCACAAATTTTAAAAATAGCAGGAGTTAAATCTGAGAAAGCATTTTACAAAAAATATCCATCAGAAGAAGCCTTTATGAAAGTGCATGGTAAAGAGTTTAAGAAAGCTCAGTTTGGAGCATACATAGGTGGTGATGCTATTGCTAATCCAAAGATGGTTAACTTCGGTGCTTTATATGATGAAGCTGATTTATCAGCTACTGGAATGACTGATGCTATGCGAAAAGCACAAGCTGAAAAAGCTGCTGAAGCTGCTGCTAAACAAAGTGGTGAAGGTGAAGCTGGTGGTGATGCTGGTGGTGGAATGGGTGGTATGGACATGGATAGCATCATGGGTATGTTTGGTGGTGGTGAAGGCGGTGATGCTGGTGGTATTGCTGAGATTGCTTCTATGGCTGGTGGAAGAGATGGACTACATATTCCAAAAGCAGCTAGTGGAACTAATATAAATGATTGGTGGAGTGGTATGACTACTGATACTACTACTACAGTTGCTCCAGGATTTGATATTAAGAAATGGGGAATTGGTGCTCAGACAATGGGTAAATTAGGAGAACCATCTGCTCCTTCAAATAAAGCTGCAGGAAATCCTGTAGATACAAGCAAAGAGAACTGGATGTTTAAAAACAATAACACTATTCCACAAGTAGGAGCTCCATCCACTCAAGGAGTTGGTGTTGTACCTAATGACGATGAACAAGAAGATATCACTCTTGGAGGATTAACTAAAATGGCAGGACCATTAGGTGGAATCATTGAGGGAATAGGTGCATTAAGAGCAGAACGAACAGCAGCACAACAAGCAAATCGAGCAAGACAATTAAGTGATTTACAATTAAAAGCTTCTACTACTAGACCTGAAGAAAGAGAAAGAAAGTATGTACGTCCTGAAGATGTAGTTAACACTGGTGAAGCGTTCTTTCCTATATATGGTGTTGGTACAAATGTACTTGCTAGAAACGGTGCTAGATTACAAGATGGTGGAATGATAGGAGGTAATCCTACAGAGATACAAAATACTTATGGTAATGGTAATTCTTTATATGATGATCTTGGATATGAACCATTAATTGATTATGACCAACAAAAGAGTTTTAGACAAGGTGGAATGTTACATCAATTACAAGATGGTGGTTATGCAAATTCACAAGATTATTATAATCAAATAATAGCTTCAGGTAAAAAAACAGGTACAATTTCAGGAGGAGAAAGTGCTAAAGGAGCTGCTGGTGGAACTGATTGGGGAGCTATATCAAATGTAGCTTCAGGGTTAGGACAAGAAGCAATGGGTGGACAAAATGCTGGTGGACAAATTGGTGGTACTGTTGGTGAATCACTAGGTACAGCTGCAGGTACTGCTATTGCAGGACCTATGGGTGGAAAAATTGGTGGAGCAATTGGAAACTTTACTGGACAGATTGCTGGAAATGCACTTGATCCATATCAAAGAAGAATGAAGAAAGATAATGCTGCTACTAAAAAGAATGTTCAAAACATAGTAATGAATCAAATGGCTCCAGCTATACAAGCAGGATATGCATCACATATGAAAGATGGTGGATGGGTATCTAATGATTGGACACCACAAGTGATTGCATCATTTGGAGATGTGACATCAGAAGACTACCGTAGATTCGCACACAAAGATGAATTCAGAGCTGGTGGACATTTAAAATCATACAGAGAACCTAGTGAAAGAGCTATGGAAACATTTGATATGGGTGGAGAACTTCAAACACATTGGGGTGGTTACGCTGAACCTATGTCTTATAATCCTTACTTACCAGGTACAGGACAAACAGTTATGTTTAGAGGTAAGTCTCATGAAGAGTATTCTCCTAATGGAGAAACAGGAATTGGTATTACTTATGGTGGTAACCCAGTAGAAGTGGAAAGAGGAGAACCTATGGTTGAATTAGAAGAAGGTGGTGTAGTAGATCCTGAAACAGGAGAAGTACAAAAATCTGGTGTAGTGTTTGGTAACTTAAAAATTCCTAATCAATATATAGATCTATTAGGAGATAAATCTGCTAAAGGTAAAAAGTTTAAGAACTATGTAGCTGATCTTTCTAAGACAGAAGAAAAACAAAATAAATTAATTGAGAAATCAACTAATGAGTTAAATAGGTTTGATGTAAAAAATTCTTTTGATAAATTAAAACTCACTGCATTAGAAGCAAGTATTAAAGGGGGTAATATGAAACTTAAAGAAATTGCTGATAAAAAAATAAATGCAGCTGCTCTGCAGAATGCTATTAATGATACAGCAGAAGAAAATGGATTGGTTGCAGATGATCTTGCAAGAGGTAAAGTTAAAATAGATAAAGAAGCTATGAAAGAATATGCAAAGTTTGGTGGTAAGTTTACTAAAGCACAAGTAGGAGGCAAAGTTGTAAAAGGAAGAGGAGATAAATGGAGTTACACACAAGCAGGTAATACAGGTAATCCTATCTGGGATGATACACAGCGTTATGATCAAGAGTGGACTCCTTCTGTAAAAACAGCATTAGGCGATAAAGAAAGAGCTAAAAAAATGCTTGATTATATTAATAATTCTTATGGTGTTGAAAGCGACAAAGTTAAAAAAAGTCTTAATAAGTTTAGTACAGAAGAAGAAAAAATAAACTTTTTAACTACTCAGGGGACTAATAGAGAAGTTGGTCCTATACACCATGTAATTGACGCTGCTATTAAATATACTTCTCCAGGAATGACTACTCCTTTAAAAGAAAATGTTAAAGAGATTAAAAAAGAAAATCCACAAACTAAACCAATTGAATATAAAAGAAGTCCATTAATTGATATTGGAAATCAAGCACTTGACTATTTAAGACCTACTGATCAAGAAGCTCTTGATATGGAACAGTTATATCCAGAGATGTATGCTATGTCCTCTAATCAATTAGAACCTGTACCAGCTCAAGGTTACCAACCTGAACTTGGTGTACCTTATGACATCTCTTTACAAGATCAATTGAATGCTAACCAAGCAGACTATAGAGCAATGCAAAGAATAGCAGGATATAATCCAGCAGCTCAAGCCAACTTGAATGCTCAGAAATATCAAGCTAATCAACAAGTGTTAGGTACTCAGTTCAGAGCTAACCAAGAAATGAAAGATAGAGTGTATACTGAGAATAGAAACATTCTAAACCAAGCTAAGCTTACTAACCTTGGTATATACGATAAGCAGTATGAAAGACAAGCACAAGCATTGTCTAACACTAAAGCTACAACACAAGCTGCTCTTAATTCTATTTCTGATAAAATGGCTAAGAACGAACTTGAGAATAGAACTCTTGGTATCTATGAGAACTTATACAAATATAGATATGATAAGAGTGGTAGAGCAATCAACATGAATGGAATATTTCAACCAAACATTCCTACAGTTGGTGGTGTTAATGCTACACAGAAACAAGTTCCTGTTCTTGATGAAAACGGTAATGTGAAGTATTATCAATTACAAAACAAAACTAAAGAAGAATTAGCTGCAGAAGAAGAACAAGAAGATTACAAAGCTGTTCCTTCATTGGCTACATCACCAATAAATATAAATATTCAAACAAAGAATAAGAAAAGAAATGGCTCAATAGTAAAAGCTATCAAAAATTTATAACTAATTTAATTATAAAGAATTACCAGAATTCATTATTAATTTTGGTAATTCTAATAATTCATATTACATTTGCTAACCTACATGTAACAACATGTTTTAAAAGAAAAACATATGGCATCTTGGACAGATAAAATCCCAACTTTTAACCCTTACGTAGCACAATTACCTGTTGAGGCAATGGTTCAAGTTGGTATGCAAAAACAAAAGCAGTATGATGAGGGAATACAAAAGATTCAAACTAATATTGATAATGTTGCTGGTCTTGATATAGCTAAAGACTCAGATAGAGTATATCTACAATCTAAACTTAATCAGCTAGGTAACGATCTTAGATTTGTTGCTGCTGGTGACTTCTCTAATTTCCAATTGGTTAATTCTGTTAATGGCATGACCAATCAAATTGTTAAAGACAGTAATGTTCAAAATGCTGTTTCATCTACATCATGGTTAAGAAAACAACAAGCTGAGATGGAGAAAGCTATATCAGAAGGAAAATCTTCACAATCTAATATCTATGACTTCAATGACACAGCAGGTAAATATTTAAACTCTAAGAAGATTGGAGAAAAATTTAGTGGAAGATACACTCAGTATACAGATGTAAAGAAGAAAGCAATGGATGCTATCAAAGCTTTGCATCCTGATCTTATTAAGTATGACATACCTTTTAAAGTGGATGGTAATGGTAAAGTGGATACTAGATTCTATGCTGATGCAATGAAGCGATATAAAATTGAAGGAGTCAGTGAAGCAAAGATTGCTCAAGCTATCTATGCTAGTATGACACCTGATGATTTAAATCAATTGAGAATTGATGGTAAGTATCAGTTTAGAGGAGCAGGGTTTGATCAACTTGCTGAAAAAGCTAAAGGAGAATATGATTCTCAGAAAGCTCAAGCAGTAGGTGCTTTAGAGTTATTACAAACTCAAAGAGCGGTAACTACAGATCCTACTAAATTAGATGAACTTGATAATCAAATTGACTACTACAAAGAACAATTAGGTGGTGATGGTAAACCTGGTATATTAGATGAGAAGTTCTACAAAAACATTGAGTTAGCTAGAACTGATCCTGATGCTGCAAAGTATAACATTTACAAAGATGGTTTTGTAAAAGAGTTTGCTAACGCTTTTAAATGGAGTTCTAAAGAAGAAGAAGCTGTTACTAATCCTTATAAACAACAGGAGAACTGGGTAGCTGGAATGAAACTTGATCAAGCTAAGTTCCAACAAAGTAAATATGAATTTGGTGTTAATACTCAATTCAAAATAAAAGAGTTGGAACAAAAAGATGAAGAGAATAGATTAAAAGCTCAAGAGGTTGCAATAAAGAATGCTGAACAATTTGGTGTAGATGGTCCTTGGACTAATTTAGGTAATCCTACAGATAACAAAAATAGAGGACAAGAGTTGTTCACTAATCATGTTGTGTCAGTTGGTGATTCAATCAAAGCAGACATGAATGTATTGAAGGATAAAGGTTATACTGAAAAACAAATCAACACGATGTTAAATAATTGGAACAATGCACAAGGTGTAGTTTCTAAAGCTAACATCCCAGCAAATGCACTTAAGACAATTCAAAGTATTACTAAGAACCAAAACTACGTAGATCAGTTAAAAGCTTTCCAAACAAAAACTAGACTTGAAGCTGAAAAAGAAGCTGGTGTAGCTAATGTAATAAATGAAACTTTAAAAGGAAAAACAGGTATCAATTTCTATAGCGAAGGAAAGAAAAGAACATTGAGTGCTCGTGATATTGTAGGAGTTAAAACAAGCCAAGTTGTATTAGATTATGAAACTCCTGGAGCACCTACTAAAAAATTCTCATATGTAGATCCACGTGGTTTAACAGAAGATCAATTAGCTTATGCTAGAGCTGTCTATGGACGTGAAGGTATTGCTAAAGTAGATAAGAATGGTAAGTTGGTTGCTAACCAAGATCCAAAAGATAGAGGATTCACTGTTAGTACTGATACAAGATATCAGTTAGATAAACTTACAAGACCTCACTTAGAAGCATCTTATAAAATTAAAGGTGCTATGAATAAAGCAAACGAGATATACAAACAAAAGCTTGGAGAGTCTGCAAATGTATTTGTTCCAAAAATAAAAGCTGTAGCTAATGGTAAAGGAGAAGTTCCACCACTGGTATTACAAGGACTTAATCAATTGATTATTGCTCAACAAAGAAAAGGAATTAAAACAGATGGTAAGTTTGACTTTACTACTGCTTCAAATTATCTAACAGATAAAGAGGTAAAAGATACAAGAGTGTTAGTTGAACAAGATGGTGATAATTATATAATCCAATTACAAAATTTAAAAGAACCAGAAAACACTCAAACTTTTAAAGTGAGTGCTGTAGATGTTCAAGATTACTTGGGAGACAAATATGTAAATCCTAATGTTCAAGAATCTTCTAGATTTGCAATAGGTAAAGGTAAGAGTGATATTAATAAATCACACATTGCAACAGATGCGTTAATGCAAAAGCGATTTGGAGATTTTCCAGGAATTAAAAAGTTACAAGTAACAGCAAACCTAGAAGAAGATACTCCTGGTTTATTTATTCCTACTGTATATCTTAAACAAAAAGATGGTAAGTATGTTCGCTTTGAGATCTCAGGAGATGATAGATTATCTAGAGTTGGATATGAACAAGGAAGAGATAACTTGAATCGATTGAACGATGAGGTGTTGTTAAAAACACTTAAACAAGCTTACCCTAATTATGATTTTTCTAAAATAGACTACTAATTACAATAGATAATTATGCCAGATTTTAAAAACCTTAATCCAATCCTTATAAACCCAGACCAGCAATTACCTAATTTGCCTAGTCCATCAACTCCTACTCCTGATAATTATGCATCGCTTCCCATAAATACAGATCTGTCAGGAAGAGATAATGGTGATCCTATTTTTGGTAAAGGACCAGTTGTAGGTAAAGGATTGATACCAACTGTTACAGCAAATGAATTATATGATAATAGAAGATATGATGTGTTTGCTCGTGACATTATTGATATTGAGGACCAGAATGCTAATGCACAATCTTGGTATACTCAAGCTGCTAATGGTATATTAAAAGGAACTAATCTTGCTGGTACTACTATTGCAGGAAGTTTTGGTATGTTATATGGTACCATCTCTTCTATGGGTACAGGAAGAATGGCTGATATATGGGATAACCCTATTATGCAAAACTTAGATAAGTGGAACAATGAAGTGGATCAAAACTATCTACCAAACTATTACACTAATCAAGAAAAGAATGCTTCTTGGTATTCTACTGATAACTGGTTAACAACAAACTTCTTATTTGATAAGTTAGTTAAGAATGCTGGATTTGCTGTTGGAGCAATGGTGTCTGGTAACATAGCTAATGGTGCTTTAAAAGGAGTAGGTGCTGGAGTAGGTATGCTTGCTGGCGAAGGTGCTATACTTGCAGAATCATCTCAAGCATTTAAACTATTCACTCCTCTATTAAGAAATACATCAAGAGCTTTCTCTTCTGGTAAAAATATTGAAGCTGCTGCAATTCTTGAAAAAAACATTTCATCTATTGCAGATCTTTCAGCTAGAGAGTCTGCTATTCTAAACATAGCAAAGACAACAAACACAATAGCTGGATTCCAAGATAAAGCTAGAAGAACAGCAGTGGCATTATATTCATCTGCAGGTGAGGCTTCTTTTGAAGCATTACAAACCTCAAATGAATTTAGAAATAACTTGATTCAACAATATAAAGATACTCACTTTGGTGAAACTCCTGCAGGTGCAGATTTAGCACAAATTGATACCATCTCAGAGAGTGTAGGTAAAACTGCATTCTTTGGAAACATGGCACTATTGAGTGTTACTGAATACGCACAGCTTCCTAAGTTATTAGGAAGTTCATATGCTGCTGAGAAACAAGCTGCTAATAGTTTGTTAGGAAGAGTGGATGATGTTATATTGAAAGAAGGTAAGTATGTAGCAAAAGAAGGAGCTACAAGTAATGTTGGTAAATTATATGAGAGAGGTAAGAAAATAGGTAACTATGTATTTGATCCTAAAGAAGCTGCTCAAGAAGTTGGTCAATATGCTTTACAAGTAGGTACACAAAACTATTTTAACAAAGGGTACAACGGTAAAGAAGCAAGTGCTTGGACTGATGGTTTTCTTTATGGAATGGTTGGTACAGATAAGTCTGGTAAAGGAGTTGGAGCATTCAATTCAAAAGAAGGTATTGAAAGTGGAATCCTTGGTGGTATCACTGGAGGATTAATGCAAACATTTGGACCTCAAGGACAAATTGCTAGAAACAAAGCTGCACAATATAACACAGAAAGATTTATTCAAGATCTTAATAATGCTCCTACATTCAGAGAAGCATTCAAAGAAAAACTTCAAGCTGTAGATAGATTTGTTAAGATACAACAACAACAACAAGGTGCTATCATTGATGGTAATGAATTAGAAGCTAGAGATCTTAATGCTGACTTAGTTCACACATATCTTGCTCCACGTATTAAGTACGGTAGGTTTGATATGATTATGGATGAAGTGAATGAGCTTAGACAATCTGGTATGAACAATGAAGGTCTTAGCGAATTGAAAGAAGAAGGATTAGCTAATATCAATGATACAGTTGAATCATTCCAAAAAAGATTAACCTCATTTGAAGCATCTGCAAAAAATGTAGAACAGTTATATAAATCTTTGAACCTTAGATATGCTGGTGAAACTTTAAAAAATGAAGATGGTACTCCTGTAGTATCTCCTGATGGAAAACAAATTAAAAAGTATTCTCCATTAATCATTGATAAGATGGTGTATGCAGCTAGTAAAATAGCTGACTATGATATTCGTATACCTCAGTTAGCTGCTAAGCTATTAAGAGCAAACGTTCCTGTACAGGATATAATCAATGATGAGTTAACAAATGATACATCTGTATCTCTTGCTAAAGCATTGTACAATATAGATGAGCAAAAATCAGAACGTATTGATACAGACCTTGCTAAACAAGAACTAAAAGATGTAGTTGAGGTTGCTAAAAGAAGACAACAGTTTGTTAATGAGTACAATGATCTTAAAGATAACCCACAAAACTATTCATATACTGGAGAGAAAGAAGAATTCACACCAGAAGGAAAGAAGACTAGAACTACTCCTGCTGATAGAAGTAATGATCAATACTTTTCTAAAAGTAGAGATAAGTTTAAATCAGACAAAAGAACTTATGAAGATCTTGTAAAACAATATGGTGAAGGAGAGAAAAGTAAATATGAGGTGTTAGAAAAGATTGCTAACTCACCTTATGCTACTGTTCTTGAAAAACAATTAGCTCTAGCTTTCTTAAACTTTACAAGTAGAGATAGTAAGATTATATTAGGTGATAGAACATTAACTAATGCTGGAGTTTCTCAACGTGGAACAGATGCATTTTCAGCATTGACTAGAATTAATTATGAATCTAATGCTGATGATTATGAATCAGGAAGTCTTCCAGTAGAACATGTATTGTTACATGAGATAGGACATGACTTAACTACATATGCTTTGTCCGATACAAACGGACAGTTCTTCAAAGAACTTGATCCATTGTTTAAGTTTGTAAAAGAAACATTCAAGAATGATCCTAACAAATATGCTGAAGCTGGATTGATTAAAGATGGTGAGTATTACGCATTCAAAAATATATATGAGTTTGCAACAGAAGCTCTATCTAATAGAGAGTTTCAAAGATACTTACAAACTATTCCATACAAGGGTACAAAAACTTCTACATGGCAAGCGTTTGTTAATTCATTAAAAACATTCTTCAGAAGATTGTTTGGTACTAATAATGAAACATTATTAGAAGAAACTATTGCTGTTATAACAAACAGTATAGATGAAACATATAAGTCTGTAAAAGAAAAGAATGCTGCTATAGAGAAAGAGGAACAAGCATTGCTTGCAACTAAGAATGAGATAGATAGAGAACAGGATAAGGTAGAACTTAACTCTGGTGAGATTGCTACGCCTGCACCTATAGAAACTACTACAGCAGAAGAGGTAGTAAAAGATGATGAGAGTTATTTAAAGAGCTGGAAAGATTTCTACATATCAGGTACAAGTGAATCTGAGAATGATCAAAATCGTGCTAATGCACCTCAACATGTTAAGAACGCTAGACAGTTTTTAAACAACATTAAAAACTTCAAGAATGTACGTAACATAGGTGCAATACTAGTTACACCAAATAACCAAGCTGCATTAGGATTAGAAGGACTTACAGACTTACAGTTTGGTAGACCTACCAATGCAGAAGATAAAATCAACGATGTTGATAATGGATTTGTTGCACAAGTATTTGTAGAACATGAGAATGGTAAAACATTCTTTGTAGATAAAGATGGAAATAGAATTGGTGAAGTGGGAAAACAGATTGATATAAATCAAGCTATCTTTCAAGCTATGCCTACAACAGATCTTTATTATAACTATACAGATCCTAAGACAGGACAAAGAGTTCCTAGATACAGACAAGGTCAAAAAGAACAACTTGAGTCTGCATCTAATGGTTGGAGACAAGAGAGAGCTAAATTGTTTGCAAATAGTAATGGTGATTATAAAGTATATCAGATCAATGTTTCT